TCCATCTTCACTTCCATTATCAACCACATACCAATCGAAGTTATAACGAGTGGACTTATTCAAACTTTCCCACATTTTCTTTGTGTAATCCAGTCGATCCATTGTCAAAGTAAAAACCGCCACCTTAGGATTTTTCTCATCCTCCCGATCGCTTCCCAAATAAGGAAGGTAGATATAACAACCGGCGGGTCGCCACCCAATTGGCTCATACATTGTCATTTCCAAATCTGGATCATACCAAGCCCGTGATTTTATTCGATTCGACTTTTGCCCCGAATTCATATAATAGTTTGTCGCAATAATCGGCACTCTTTGCATTTTGGCCCCGGCCTTCATCATTCGAACCCACATATTCCAATCAATGAATTTAGGTAGGGTTTCGTCAAACCCCCCCACTCTAAAAGCAATTTCCCGTCGGTGTAGAACCGACGAAGTATCAATATAACAACGGTTCAAAAGGAACTGGCCATCAAAGTTTAGAGCAATTCCCAACTGTCCTTCCCACTCTGGCCGGCCGTCATCATAAATCCAGAAATCACAATAGACCAAATCAAGCTCGGGGTTCTTTTCTATTCTTTCTAAAAGTTTCTCCAAATGATAAGGCAGCCATTCGTTATCGTCATCAAGATAGGCAATATATTCTCCTTTTGAAGCTAAAAGGCCTTCATTTTTGCCTCTTGTGTCCGAACCAAAGTTTTCCTGATGTCGGATATATTTTATTCGCCTATCGCTCTTCTGAAACGACTTGACGACCCCTGGGGTAGTGTCGGTGGAGGCATCATCAACAACGACCAACTCCCAATCCTTAAAGGTCTGGTCAATAACCGACTTAATCGCCCGCGGTAGAAATTTCTCCGCCCGATTGTAGGTTGTCAAAATACAAGAAATTTTAGGAAACTCGGTTGCCTTCTTCATCGTAAAAAGCCATCCCGGGGTAGGCGGCGGCGGCCTTCTCTCCTAATGGCTCTAAAATATAATCCGCATCGGCCTTCGGCATTTGATGGCGCTGAATCATCATCCCAATAAGCCGCGTTATTGTTTCCTTGTATTTTCTATCCAATCTAGTATATGGCGAAATAGGTTTTTTCTTCATTTCTCACACCTCCTTTGGTAAAATGCCCCAAGTAAGCATCGAGATCTGTTGGTGGTTTTTAACCCATCTCCAGTTTTTCAAAAGACGAATCAGGGTTTTGCGACCCCTCTTTTGAATCTTCCCCGGGATCGTTCTCATTTTGTCGTTGGGGTCAACTACCTCCCAACGAAACCCATTTAGATGAAGTTCTCCTTTTGTGATTCTGGCGATGTAGCCACTTTTACCCGAGAGCCCAACGAAAATTCCCCCAACATCTCCGTATCCCCGTTGTCTAATTCTCAACTTTGGATTTACCTTCTTTAGCAAATACTGAAATCGAGAGAGCGTCATTTTTTCGTCTCATCAATAACCTCTTTTTCATAAGCCATAATATCGTCGGCGGCCACCACATAAATAGGGTCTTTTAGAGCGTCTCCGAGAGTTTGCTCACCACGCAAAACACTGCCGATATTTAACATCGCTGCCGCCGAGTATTCCGAATAATAGACAACCTGACCCTTCTTAAATTTGGTATTTCCCGGATGGATAATCTTTCCGCAGTGAAGGTTCTCACCCGCTTTTAGTTGGCCAGGTATGAGAACAGGGGTCATTTCACGAGAGACCTGAAGAATGCGGATCAAAACCCGCTCGGTATTAGGAATAGCTTGTAAGGTTATTTTCTTCTTTTCCATTTTCTTAAAATTTAATCCCCGGTTCCTGCCTGGCGAATTACTGGAAATCCGCCAGGCAAGAAGAGGCCGGACTAGGCGGTTGCGCCAGACTCTAGTCTGATAGCGAAGCTATCGTTAAGATTCTTGACCGCAAACGATGCCTTCCAACCAATATCCGAGTAGAGCCGCAGGGCCGACCTTGGGGAAGGACTATCAACGTAGGTCTCCAGGTTTTGCAACTTAGAAACCCCAAAGAACTCCTTACCCATAATGAAGGTCTGGTAGACTTCGGTTCCCGCCGAGCCTGAGTTAGTCAACACGGTTGCGTTGTCATACTCGACCCACTTGGTCCCGTAAAGCTCCCCCGCCTCACCGTTGTAGACCTGGGTTATTCCCTTCTCGGTGTAAATATGGGCGTTCAGCCAGTTGCTATCACCCTCAAGGTCATAAATGACGTCGGGGTGAGCCGCCGCTACCCATCTCTGCAGGGTATGGGGCTTAGCCGAGAAGCGAGAAAGCTGTCTCTTTGCTTTCCTAATATCTGCCACCTGAACAACGTTGGTCGAAACCAAGCTGTTCCGTGCGGCAACACCGGAAGCATATTGAACAGTTCCTCCGCTAACCAGGGCGTCCCGAATTACCGTATCAATGGAGAGGGCTGCCTCGTAAGCCAGAACATCCATTACCTCTTTGATAAGAGTGTCAATGGCGGTAAGCTCGAGAACATCCGTGACCTGCTCGTAATTACCATACTGGCTTAGAGTAGCCGACACCAATGTTGCCGATAACCCGGTCGGTGTGGGATCTGTTCCCTCGGTCAAGGCAGTTGTTTTGGCGGTAGGGTTGGTTACCCTATTCCAAACAACCGTCTTTCCCTCATTCTTGGGAATTCGACCAGGGACTCCCAGCTGCTCCATCACAAAGTTCATCTCGGCCCGCAAAAGGAATCTCTTTTCGTAGTAGGACTTTACTGGGCCGGGAAGGGTGCTGGTTGTTGTAAGTGCCACGCTTTATTCACCTCCTCCACGCGTTGGTGCTGCTAACCTTTAGGCGTGAGGAAGGGATTTGGCGGCCTCTTCTAGCTCTTCAAGGCTTTTCGCGCTTTGAATTACATCTTCGAGACCTTGCGCTTTAGTCGGAGCTCCAGCCGGAGAAACGGCTTGTTTCGCCGCTTGCTTGGCTACTTTTGCCGTAACCTTGCTTTTCTCCTGCTCCGCCCCCTTACTCCTCAAACTCATTAACTTTTCCACAAATGGCAAAAGACGCAAAGTTGGGTCAGCCTTAGACAATTTTCCATACCACTCTGTAATTGAGGTGGTAAGGTCTTCGTCATAGGAGCCGCTTTCGGGATTGAGTTCGGGATACTTCCCCTCGGCGGTCTTGATGTCTTCGCTCAAGTGCATCAAGCGGCGCTCTCTGGAGAGCTCCTCTTGAACAATCAGCCGAGCCGTTGAGGTTACATCCCTTCCGTATTCTTCCGGGGTAACTTCTCGCACATCTTGCCCGCCCGGAGTTTCCCAAGGAAGACTACCCACCGGAGGTGTCTCTTCAGGAAGCTCTGGTTCTTTCCCTTCCAAATGCTCTCTAAGAGGAGATTCCCCAGGTTGGGCCTCTTCCTTTTCCCGTAACTCCTCAAGCTCTTTCTGGAGCTTGTCTGCCTCCTTTGCCTTTTGACTCAATTTATGAAAACGCTTTTGAGCTTTTGCCGAAAGGAGAGCAACTTCCTCATCAGAAAGTTCCACCCCACCCTCTTCCGGGGCTTGGGGTTCGGGTTCCTTTTCCTTTGAGGGAGCTTTTGGTTCTTCAGGGGCTGACTCCGAACCAGAGGACTGCTCAACCTCTGTCGCCGTTTCGCTGGCCATTTTTTCCAAATCGGCCAACTCCTTTTCCTCTTCGGGCGTAAATTCAGCCTGTTTCTGTTTCCTAGGCACTAATATCACCTCCAATACAACCCACTAAGCAGGGTGCTCTCAAAGAGAGTGATTTTTGCCAACAAAAAAGCCGCCCACAGCGAAAACATCGCTTATGGCGGCTTGTCAAGTTGGACTTAGCCTGCTAACGATACTCTAACAAAAATTTCAGACCTTGTCAAGTCTTACTAAATAACCATCTTTTACGGTATATTTCTTAGGATCGGTGGGGATAGTGTGCTCGTAATTACAACCTTTGCAAACAAAGTATGGCCCTCGCCTAACAACCGGAAAGTGCCGGTCCGCCGGCCTTGTCTTTTCTTCTAACTTAAAACGATTTACCTCACCGTCCCCCCAAAACTCCTTATCAGAACTAGGAGGAAGTTCCTGAAGTATATTCTCTTTCATCGGGTTAGTTCCTTATAACGACGCTGCATTTGCTCTGCTCCACCAAAACTATGATGATGCGTCTTCCTTCCAGTCGGTTTCCATCCCTCCTCGACTCCTTGCAAAAGCCTTCGCTGCCTTTCCGCATTGGCCTTCGTGGTGTGTTTGGCTTTTACACCCCCCGGCGTTGAAACTTGGTAACCGTCAACTTTACGAATTTTAACTGGCACTGTTATCACCTCCGCCCTTGTTCTGCCTTTTCCATTTCAAGCATTGCTTTTTCACGAAATTCCACATAGTGAATTATATCTTTCAAAGCGTGAGAAATTTGGTCGGTCAAAATATAGCGAAAACCCGCCTCCTCCAAATTATAGCCGCCCCTTGCTACCGATTCCGTAGTATATTCAGACAGTTGCTCAATTTTTCCCTCAATATGCAACTTTAACAACCGCCAAAAATCGCTACTCGCCCCCTCGGCCAGAATTTTGTCATCGTCGGGCTTTGGTTTCTTCTCCATCCCCCGCACTTCCTTGATAGCTTCAGTAATAAAAGTCGGTGGGGCGGGTGGTATTGCCTGCTCGGCTTTCTGTTTGGAAAGCATATCCTTTTTCTTCTTCATTTTATCTACTTGCCGGTATGCCGGACACTCCACCAAAGATTTGCTGCGCGGCGGCCGCTATATCAGAGTCATTAAACTGCACACGAGGTATTTGAGCCGGCTGTCCTTGTGGTATTGGGGCCTGCTCTATTGCTTCTCTCGTCTCCCCCTCCCCCAGTAGTTGCTCCGGCTCAAGGATAATCTTATCCCAGTCCTTAACCCCCGAGGTAATTAACCAACGCTTGAACAACTCACCAATATCAATGTCCTTACCTTTGGCTCTGATTTCCTCCAAAAGCCGGGGTTGAGAGATTAGCTGGGCTATTGTGCTACCCAAGAATGCCCGCTCCTCGTCAATGTTTTTCTTCATTGTTGACCCCAGCTCCAATTCAAAATCAAACGTTACCGGCTCGCCATTTTCCACAAACTGACCCCTATCAATACGGATATTTCCTCGCTTGCCCGACTCGAAAATTTCCAGAATTTTTTCTTTTTTGTAGATTTTTTGAAGCTCTCCGACCTCATCTCCGAAAATTCGCAAAGCCTGCGACTTCTCAAGATTATGAGTAATCAGAGAAATCCAACGAGTATAAATCTGGTCAATTGTGTTCTCCATCATAAACCGATCCCACTCATCTCGAGCCGACTCTCGATAACTCATATACTTAATCGCTTCGGGGGTTTTGCCGGTGGCGGGCTCTACCCCCTCCATCTTCGTTACCTGCGTTGAGCCTGTCAAGTTGTGAACCGCCGCCAGCATAAAGCCATAGGTTGATTGGAATGTCTGCAATCCCTGCGGACTAAGAACCATTGGCTGCACATCCTTATTGGGATTGTTCATATACCACCTCTCCCCCGATCCCCACTTAATTGAAGAGGCGACCACATTATCAGGGTTAATATGCAACGGAGGGAAGATAGAATACTTGACACCATCAAGATAAAGGTTAACCAGAGAGTTAATTGCAAACTGCAACGTCTGCCCCCGCTCAAACTCCCCTAACCCAATGATAGAGTCCAAAAGCGGGAAGGCGTGCTTCTCTACAATCGGCAACAATCCTTCGGGGTAGGGATTTTCGACAATGCGTAAAATCCAGGGACGAGATGTTTTGGGGTCCACCTGTTTCGGTGCCCAAGTAATCCACGCATTCGAGCGGTATTCGGTAACGATGTCAACTGACGGAAATTTAGTATCGCCAATTAAAGACGGCCACCATTCTCGTTCGATGTAGGAGCGTTCTTCCCGGGCACTGGCTCGTTGAGTATCGCCTTCCGATTTCTTGGAGCGGATTTCCGTTGCTAAACTATCCACATTGCGCCAAATGTTCGGAAAGGCCTTTTGCTGTTCCAGTAACCAACTTAGAGAGGCGGCACTTTTTATACCAAACCAATCGCTCTCCCCCACACATTTTTTGCCGGGCTGCGGACGGATGTCTCTTATTGGGATCAAAGTTAATTCGGGGCCAATATAGCCACTGCGCTCGTCAATTCGCCAGGGAACTAGGGCAAAAAATGAACCATAAACGCTGGAATAAATATCCAGCATCCGCAACTTTACGAGGTGTGAATAGTGTTCGTTAGCGTTGTTACGGAAAAACTTTAAGAGAAGGTTCATTAAGAGGTTCTTACCAACATCGTTTTTGGAAACAGCAAAGGCCTTACCCGACGGGTTTTGGGCCATCACCCTAGCACCGCGCTCAAAAACAATCGTGGATAAAACGGGGTCAAAGACCTGGGATTTGGTATCCCCACTTATTTGGTCTTCAAGACCACAAACGAGCATTGACTCTTTATCGTCCCAGGTATCTCTCTTTGTCGAGAGCCATTTATAGGAGTCCGCTTCGTGCTGTTGGCACTCGTCCAAGAGCGCCTGTTCCTCACGGTAGCTCTTTTTGATTGTCTCAAGGTTCGCTTCTTTCTTTGCCATTGGTAACAAGAAAGCCGCCAACCTCTGTTAAAGGTTTGCGGCTTGTCATAATGAACTTAGCCCTCCTCTGACCATATCACTCATTAACCTCATTGTCAACATTCGGCTTTTTGAAGACCACTCGTTTTGAGTGGTGAATTACCACATCCGTTACGAAGCCCTGATAGACCCGTAAGTCCAGCCTCATAACCCCATTTCCAAGATCCTCCACCAATTGGTCAATTTCCAAAAGATAGGGCTTGTGGGTTTTGATTGCTCTTTGTAATTTCTCCAGTTCGGACATTAGTAAAACCCCCGTTTATCAAAAAGTTTCTGCCGGGGAAATCCTGCCTCAATCTCGGCAAGAATTCTCGGCCGGGTTTTTCGCAATGACACCAAACCGTATCTTACAGCATCCATCAAATGATCTAGGATTGGACTTGGCTCGTTAATAATCGAGCCGTTTTTATCCGTTAACCATATGTAATTTCGATATTCCTTCCATAACTTAACGCTTCGTTTAGTAGCAGAAACCCTTTGCTGTTGGACAAACTGTATTCCGGCCAGGACACTATCCTTTCCCTTTTCACTCGGCAGGATATTTACTCCGTAACTTTTGATCTCATCTATACTTTTCGGCTCTGCACTGTCAGCGATTACCAACGAGCGCGGCAAATTCAAAAGAATATCGGCTATTTGTCTATTTGACAGACCTTTTTGATAGGTTATTTCGTCGAAAATATAGCCGCCATTGTAATAATAAATTGCCACAATCGCCGTCTCGTCGTTAGAGTAACCAAAGTCCAGCCCGTATCTTTCTAGTCGGGCTTCGTGAGGAATTTCGTCGAGCATTCGCCAATCGGTGTAAATCTTACTCTCCGGCTCACCTAATTGTCCCTCCCCATAAACCTTCCACCACAATCGGTTGCTTCTCCTCGCCTCAATAGTTCTTTTGACTTCCTCCGGTAAGGCCTCATTGTCAAGGTAAGTAAGCGTAATGAAGTCAATGTCGTCCCTCTTACCCAGTAAATCGGTGTAAAACCAAAACTCGGAGACCGGGTTCCAGTCCATCAAAATTAACTTTCTCGTTCTTACTTCAAGTTGGTTGAAGATATCCAAACTAATGTTGTTGGCCTCGTTTATGAATAGGACATCTCTTCTTGGTCCCCTCACCTTACCCGGCTGATCGGCGGAAAAGAACTCAATTTTACTTCCCGTTTCGAAAGTGTAAATATAGTCGGTCTTATTCCAACGCGTGGGTTGGAAGTAGTGGTGTTCCTCCATTATGTTTAGGAAGTCCCTCACGGCCCCTCTTTTAAGGTGCGGAAATGTTTCGGAAACGACCGAGATTAAATCACCCTTCCCCGCTTGCGCATAGTCAATCAACCAGAGCAAAATCCCAATTGTTTTGCCGGCGGCCGTTCCACCGGCGACCGCTCTAATTCTTTTTTTCAATTGGATTATTTTTTGAACCGCTGCTGTCTTTACCACTTCTACTTATTCCTCCCAAAATGGGGATTTTATTGATTTGCGTCGCTTGTGTTACCCTTAGCTGTCCCCCACCAAACTCATCCGGATGTTTTTTCTCTAACCACCACCGCGCAGATTGAACATCGTTATCTTCCGTAAATGCCCTAACCACAGTTTGTCCTGCCGCAATCCGTGGATAGTTTTGAGCCGCCCGTATTCTACTGCGAAAATCCTCGTTACCCTTCAAATGGTCGTAGTAAGTGCGTTCTGGGATACCCGCATAATTACAAGCGACATTATCCTTTACACCCAACTTAAAGACGCTTTCCAATTTTCGCACCACATCTTCTGTTACAACAGTTGGTCTTCCAACATCTTTTTTGACTAACACTCCTTTTTTCTTAGCCGTTTTTTTCTTTGTAGTTGGCATATCTTTTCCTTATGACATCAACATAATGC